ATGCCGCACAGCACGCCGCCGATCGGCCACGGCAGCCAGAACGGGCCGGATCCCACGAAGCTCCAGTCGTCATGCAGCATCCACGGCCCCAGAAACAGTAGGCACAGGGCGGTTATCGTGGCCAGCGACATGATGATGCCGCATACCGTACCGGTCAGATTGTCGTAGAAATCATGCCCGGCTGCACGCTCTTTCTTGCCATCGGTATCGGCCTCCTTGTTGTAGCCGTCGATGATTTGTTGAAGGTTTTCGTCAAGGTCATCTCCCCATTTCGCCCCGAGATCCAAATCAGACATTTTGTTGTTGAGGACTTCAAAGACGTCATCCACCTGTTCCAGCTTCTTCCTGAATTCCTCGGAGGTCAGCACGGCGTTGGTGACTTCGTCAATAAACCCGGTCAATCCCGGGTTGTCGTTGAAGGCGGCTTTCATCCGGGAGCCGGCGGCGGTCAGGGCGTCGGCGTATTGGTCAAGTTTGGAATTGGCGTTTTCCAGGGCTTTTTCATATTCCGCGCCCATGCCGTCCTTCATGGCGTCGCCGGTTTCCCCGGCAGCCGTTTTGACACGGGAAAGAGAATCTGCGATCCGGTCCATCACGCCGGAAGTCTGCGACATGGATTCGCCGGATTCCCGTATCCTGTCCAGGGACGCGGCGGCTTGAGTGGCGCCGGAGGTGTCGGCGGTCGTTCTGATATTGATGTTCAGGTTTCTGTCTGACATGGTTCTATTGATTGGCTGTTGAGATTCAAACGGGCGTCGCACAGGGCGCGCATGACTTCCCGGCGGGCGTTTTTGGGGACGTGGGGAGGCCGGGGATTGCCGACGCTCACCACGTCATAGCTGCGGGCATAATCCTCCGGGTTCGCCGTCCGGCTGTCCCAGTTCCACCAGGACCACCGCCCGGCCCGGTTCAGGGGCGTCCACGGCTCGTCAAGCCGGACACGCTCCCGGCCGCAGACATCCATGACGGCCCGGCAGATGGTGAGGTCTTCCGGGGCGAGCGGGGGGATGGCGGCGCATTCCAGCGCTTCGGCGGCCATCCTGGCCGCCCGTCCGCTCAGGGCGTAGCAATTTCCGTAGGCGGACCGTTCGGACGGGTTCCGGGGGACCCGGTATCCGGCGGCGTGCAGCGCAAGCCCGTTGTGTTTCATTTCCCTGACCCAGCCGCCCGACAGAAGAGCCGTGTCGGAGTCAATCTTGACGACGGTGTCGCCATCCGCCGCCGCCCCGGCCAGCGTGGCAATAATTCCCCGGACGCACTCCGGGCCGCGCAGGTTGCCGCAGCGGGGGAAAGAACTCCGGCGATACCGCGCCCCATGCGCTACAAGGGCCCTCCTGGCCTCCGGGGGCACCGGGGCGGCGCTGTCGTCCACCACCGTAACTACCGCCTCCGGAAGAGCCGTCCTGGCGCACCGGACGCAGGCCACGGCTTCCTGCGCGTCTCCGGCATAGGTGAAGGTGTATATCCTGATCATGACATTCCGGAGGGGCCGAAGGTTCCCGGGTGGATTTGGAGATAAACCGTGCCCGCCTGGTGCTGCACCACCTTGTTGCCGTCGATGGTGGCCAGATGGAAATAATATTCATAAGGGGTTTTCCGGTCTTCCTCCGCGAGCCTGACGGGGTCGGAGACGCCGCCCGCGGCGGACAGAGAGGATCCGAGGTATTTCGTGTCCTTGTCCAACTGGATCTTGAGCCAGATTTCCCCGGACGTGACGGGGCTTTTCACCCATCCCCCGGAGCCGTCCCCTTCCGGAAGCAGCCCCCCGATGTAGCTGCCGGCATAAACGGCCTTCCCCTGGCGGATGTAGGCATCGGACACCTTGCCGTCGCTCCCGTAAGACAGGCGGCATTGGAATCCCACCTCAACGGCGCTTGTTCCCCACGCGGGAGGCTCCTGAGCCTGCAGCAGTTTTACGGACGGCCCGACGCTGGGAATCTCCGGGACCTCATCGTCCGCTCCGGAAGAGCCTCCGCCCGAAGAGCCTCCGCCCGAAGAACCTCCCCCGGAAGACGTGGACGAGTCCGCCCAGGCCGTCCGGCGCAGCGCCTCGGCAAGCTGCCGGCTCCGGTCGATGGAGTCCTGCAGAGAGATCTGTTCCGGGGCCCCCACCGTCACGTCGGAAACTCCCGTTTTAAGGTCGAGGGATATTTCCTGAATGACGGACCGCATGGTTTCCCATTCTTTCAATCCTCCCATGATGGAGAGGCGCCCCCCGCAGACCTGGTCAAAGTCGTCGTGGACGGTCGCGGATCCGTCATAGGGCAGCGCGCGGGTGGCTTCGTAGTAGGATTTCAGGAAATTTTTATACAACACGGAGGTGTCGTAGCTGCCCGATGTTTCGTCGCCTCCGGGGCTTCCGCCGTCGTCGGATACGCTTTCCACCGTCCCTGCCCTGTCCACCCGGTAGGACGCGTAGCCGACATTCGTCGTGGTCACTTCAAACGTCAATGTTCCGATCCAGCGGTCCCCGGTTCCGGATTTTCCGCCGTATTCCGGAAAATATTGCTTCACCGTGTCGGGGGGTTCCGTCGCCCGCACCCGCAAATCCACCCGGACCTTGCCCCATTTGATTCTTGCGCTCCTGCCGTTTATCTGGCCGGAGGTCAGTTCGTGGGTGATGGCCGCATTGCTGTATCCCCGGTGTTCCGCGTCAGCCGGCGTGATGGACGTAATTTTCGGACTGGCCGCCACTTCCAGGCCGGCGCAATCCTCCAGGGCCGGAGCCCAGCGTTTGACGCGGGCCGCCCACTGGGCCGTGCCGGTCGGGAATTTGTCTCCCCGGACAATCATCCGCGGGGCGTCGTAACCCAGCGAGTCCGTTTCCGCAGGGCTGTATTGCCCGGCAGTGTCGGAGACCTTGACGCCGCCCGGAACGTCCACTTCCGCCGTCACCACATAGGGCTGGGACAGGGAGGCGCCTGAGGGATAGACGGCCAGCGCGCGCTGAATCCGGGAGACAACGGAGGCGTTGCAGGTCAGCCCCACGGCCGGAGGCACCAGATCGGGACGCGCCTTGAGGGACAGGGCGCTTACGTCCACGGCGGACAGGTCGAGCACGACATCCGGCAGGGCGGCATGGTCGGCAATGACCAGCGTGGCGGAGTCGTCCGCGCCGTATTCAAACCACGCGGCCATATTGGGGCGCCATTTCTGGATCTGGGAAAGCAGGGAGGCATACGTTTCCGACGAGTAGGCAAACGGAATGATTTCGGCATCCTTGTCTATCCGGAGGTCGTATTTGATGGGAACCAGAGCCGTGCTGACGGCGTGGTCCAGAACTCCGGAGAGGGCGTCCCGGATGTTCGCGGTCGCCTGTTTTTCCTGACCGCTTCCGCCTGTGCCTCGGCGGTATTCGGCAAAGATGCCGTTGGCGCGACCATTCGCGAAGTACTGGATGTTGCTCAGGTTCCACCAGTAATCGTAAATCCTGATGTCCCAGCTCTCGGAGGTTCCTTCAAGGGAATGTTCCAGGTCGATGACCGGGCCGATGAGCAGGGTTTTCCCGCGCCAGACGATTTTGACGGGTTCCCCTTCTTCAAACGGGCAGGAGGCAAACCGGGAGACAGGCACGCGGAAGGAGACGGAGGCTCCCCCGAAGGACAGCCGGTTGTAGGACGGGCTTTCGGCCATGTCCAGGAAGTCGGCGGAAGATACGTCAAGGGTTTTCATAGGGGGCGGCCCAGGGTGAAGTTGTAGGAGACAATAAGGCGCAGGCCCTGAACCTTCGGCTCGGCGTCGGCGATGATGGCTTCAAAGCGCTGTTCACGGCCGCAGGCGTCGGTCCAGGCCCATTCCCCCTTCCCCGCCGTTTTCCATTCGTTGAGCCATTCGTAAAAGGCGCTCCACGCGTCCATGTGGGAGGCGCATTCCCGCACGGTGGAGATGGTGAAGGACAGGGACAGGTTGCCGAATGCGTCCAGCCTGGGGAACGGGCTGTTGATGATCGGCGTGGCGGACGTGCCGAACTGCACCGGGAAAGCGTGTTCCGGCAGGGAGTCGAGCAGGAATTCCCCGGCGCGCACGACGGGGCGCCCGTCAAAGGTAATGGAAAAGGGAGAGACGGTCGTGTCCATGCCTCAATAATGGTGGGGGAAACAGGGGCCGCCCCTCCCCATGCAAACAGAGGGGCGGCCCCGGCTGTCATGCTCCGGCGGAGGCCGGGAAGGCGATTTCTTCCGTGGGCGTCAGGGAATTCAGGGAGGACGGTATCACTTCAAGCGTCAATTTCGGCGTGATCAGCTTGTTGTTTTCCGTGGGGATTTCCACCTTGAGCAGCGCCGCGACTTCCAGGACCATCATTTCTTTTTTGTCTTCCTGGTATTTGGTGAGGCGCGCCCATACCTTTTGCCCGTAGATGTTCCGGGAAAAGGGCTGCACTTCCTTCCCGGCTTCCAGCCTGTCGCACTGGTAAATCACCTGCCAGCAGACCGGATTAACCTCCGTGGAATTAATCTCGATGGTGTTGCCCGTCACTTTGGTGTTCTTCCGCGTCACATAGGAGGTCGTGTCGCGGGAAAATACCGTGCGGGCGTCGTCTTCCGTGGTCGGCGTGATTTTGTAGTCGATGACTTCGTTGGCAATCATCCAGGCGTCGGAGTCCTTCGCCGGCTTGAAATGCTCGTCCACCGTGTCCGTGCCGCTTTCGGCCGTGACTGTCGTTCCGAACGGGCACAGGTCGAGAAAGGTGCCGACCAGCATTTCCTTGTTGTAGAGTTCTGACATGGTTGTTAGCTTCTTACGTAGTCAATAAAGGTCACTTTCCCGGCGTCGGCGTGGACTTTGTACACGTCTTCCGGGATGTGGACGATTTTTCCCCGCGCGGCGATGCCGTGAGGGAGTTCCAGCTTGTTGACGGCCACCCGGCATTTGACGATGCGGGGCGCCGGAGCAGTAGCGGCCTCCTGGGCCGCGGCGGTGGTGGGTTTAGTTGCCATGTTTCAATATGGTGGTTTGTTCAAGGGTGAGCGTAACAGCCTTGTTGGCCATCTGTACCCGGCTTGACTCCGTGCCTGTGACTTTGAGCTTCATGCAGGTGAGCCAGCCCGGTTCCCGATGCCCGTCAAGCCCGATGGCGAGCAGGTCTGCCAGATCGTCCGCATCCCAGCCGAGGACGGCGGTTGCGTCGGATTTTTTCAGGAGGGGATTGCTTTCAATGACGATTTTTGTGGTCAGAATGACGGCATTCGTGCCTCCCTGTTCCTGCAGGGGTTTTCGTTTCGGGGCACATACCAGCACGCAGATTCCCAGCCTGGACAGCTTTTGAGTAATCAGGGTTTTCAGGTCGGCATCCCATCCGCGCATGACAATGCCGGGATCCTCCCCGCTGTTGTAACGGGCACACAGGGTAATGATTTTCCGATAGATTTTTTCCCCGGCGGCGATGCGCGGGCTTGCGGGTAAAGCACTCATAGTTCACACCAGTTCTGATAGGGCTGCCCGGCTCCGTACACCTCTACACCGCCACTCTCCGAATCGTAGGGGGCAAGATAAAACCTGCCCTCCCGGACGGCCCGGAAAATCTCGCTTGCCGTGCTGTACTGCTTGGCGCGGGGGGATCCTTCCAGGTCGCCCATGTCGGGCAAGTCGGCCAGCATGGCGTGACGGATCCAGACAAGCGTCGGGTGTTCCAGTTCTTCCGGCACCCTGTCCTGACCTGTTGCCAGAATGGGATATTTCCCGGAAGAATTAACGATTCCGGCGACGAGGTTGCACGTCGTCCTGATCAGGGCGCCGGCCCGTTCCGGGTAATCCCCTTCCGCTCCTGCCGAGTCAAACGCCGCGATTTCAGCGTCCGCCAGGAAGGCCCGCAGGGTGTTTTCCGTGATCTGGACCAGCGCCATGACGGTTACACGCGGATGGAGAGTTCACATTTGGCGGCGGTATTGTCGCCGCTGGCGGTGTCTGCCACAGCCTTGAGCCGGATGTAGCGTCCCATGCCATAGGGAGCCCGTCCGGCAATGCTGTTCGCAAGAGCTCCCGCTTCTTCTCCCGCCGCAGGTGCCAGGGAGAACCCCGGCACCTCGGCCCAGCTATCGCCATCCCCGGAGGCTTCCAGGGTCAGCGTGATCTTCTTTCCGGCAGCCAGAGCCGGAAGGTCTTCGTGCTCAATGACGATGGACATTTCATCAATGCCGCCCGTCTGACCCGCATCCAGCACTTCGGAATAGGCCGTCTTGCCCGTGCCCGGCATGTTCATCCGGGCCGTCAGCAATTCGTCCTTGCGGGTGTGTCTGATAGGATTCACTGTCTAAGGTTCCTTTCCGTCTTATTGGTTCTTTTTGTTGCTCACTTTCTTCGGCGCATGCTTGCCCCAGTAGGAAATGCCCGTGATGGAGGACAGGTCGCTTTCGTTGTTGACGATGGAGTCCGTCACCAAAATCGGGATGCCGTGGGCGTGGGTCGGAATCGGGGCGGATCCGGAGGAATCCCCTCCCGCCTTGCCTCCGTCCACGGAAACGCTCGCTACCCTGCGGCTCTTGCGGAGCTGCTCCAAGGCCATGCGGTTCATGATGAACTTCGTCACGCGGACGCCTGCCGGGAACAAAGCCAGCAGTTCCGCCAATTTATCGTCATCCAGCGTCGTTCCTTCTGCCGTGCCGATATTCTTCAGGCGTGCGGCGGACAGCTTGGAGTTGTTGACCAGGGCGACAAAGGCGGTCAAATCGGCAACCTTGCCGGGAATGGCACCCGGCTCGCCCGTTTCCGGATCCTTGCCGGGAATAAGCGCATCCTTGAACGTGCCAAGAGTAATTCCCTTGTCGCGCCCCCAGCGCCAATGCACGCCTTTGGGACCCTCCACAACGGCAAATACGGACGTCCCGTCGTAATTGTCGGCGGCCTTGGAGCTGTCTGCGCTGATGATCATCGTATCGTCGATGAAATCGGGAAGTCCGGGAAAACCGTTCTTGTCGATTTTCTTTCCGTAAAAACCCTGGGCTCCCAGGGAAAGAAGAACCCCCTCCGTAATCCCGGAAGCTTCATCGGCCAGGACGGCGGCTTCCCCGTCGTCAGAGCTTTCCAACGTAATATGATCCACAAAAACGATGGAGGAAATGGGAAACAGTTCCACGTTCCTTGATTCGTAAGTGCAGGACGTGTAACCGATGGGTGCATTGGCCGGGCGGAACCGGGCTCGGGGAATGCCGGTGCGTACATAGGTTTTGACGATGGTTTTGGAGCCCACGACGGAAGCAAGCTGCGTTACTTCCGGGGCGGAGCGCCCCACTTCTTCGATCAATCCGATGTCGGATTCCGAACCATTGCGTTTCTGAATGTCCAGTAGAGTCAAAAATGACATGGCTTAGTTCTTTTCCTTGTTGATGTTTTCAATGATGCGGTCACGTCCGGTAGGCTCATTCCCGCCGTTGCCGTTATTGGCCTTTCCGGCGACCACCGTCGTAAAAGCAGGATTCGGATTTATGGAGGCGATCAGAGCTTTGCCGGCCTTGATATTGGCCGTTAGAGCGGTCTTCAAGGCCTCTTTGGCATCTTCATCTTCCGGAGCAATCTTGCCGGCCTTGATGGCGGCTTCAATTTCCGCGTCGATAAGAGCCGCCTTGGAGGCTTTCACCTCGGCAAGCTCGGCTTCCGCCGCTTTCAGTTTGGCTTCGGTTTCATCCAGCCTGGCCTTGGCCGCCTTGCAGGTGGCTGCTTCTTTTTTGGCGTCTTCCGCCTCTTTTCGGGCCGCTTCAAGTTCCGTTTTGGACTGCTCGACTCCCTCAGATTTCTTCTTCAGGTTGTTGATTTTGTCCTCTGCGATCTTGCCGGCCTTATCAGATGCGGCTTCCTCTTTGGTGAGGACGCCGCATTTAACCAGTAGTTCGTACATTGTTGTATTTGTGTTATTTGTTTGGTCATGAACAGCACCGGTATCCTCTCCGCCGCTATTCAAAAGCATGTCCGGTTCAAGAACCGTGAAATTCTCAAGTCTGGCCTTGCCGGCCGCAATGCGGGCAATATTCTCAAAGGCCGGGTCATTCACCAGAGAGCCAACCTCAATGTCATCCGGTTCAAGGCCTATGGGGCGGCAGGTTGCCGTGTTGAGCTTGAATGCCGGAGAAAAATAGCTGTAGTCACGCCCCAGCACCGCTTTCCTGCCGCTTTCCGTCCATTCCCCCTTGAGGATGACCCCCACGCCGTCCATGTAGTCAAAGGAAGCGGGAATAAAGGAGGCGGGTCCCGTCTTGTGGTCAAAGTAGCAGACGGGCCGCACGTTTTGAGTGAGCTTCAACGCAAGGTCCCGCTGCAAAGCCTCCAGGCAGGAGCGGTCCACAATCACTTTCTGCCGTCCTCCAATGGATGCATTGATGAAATGTTCCCCCTCCGGCATGTACACGATACAGGCCGGAGCGTCGCCAAACGCAAGAGGAACGTTGAATTCAAAATCCATGCCCCAAGCATGGCATGAAACGGAAAAGCGTAAATAGTGGGGACTGGATATGTGTTTCAGGCATCAAGAGACGCCGCCAGAACGTCCATGAGCTTGACGCCATAGGCGCTGATCAGTTCTTCGCCGGTCGGGATGGCATCCGGCCAGGGGTCCTGTGTGATGGATTGGCGCAGGGCATACACCGCACGCACTCCCCCGCCGTCCACGGCTTCAAACAGGGCGTTTTTGTTGGGGATGGTGAACAATTCCCCGATTTCGGACTGGTAATCGGCAGCCCGGCGCCCGTGGGCCTCCGGAACAAGGGGAATGGTCAACGCCCCGGAATTTTTGGCCGTAATTGTCCCTCCCTTTATTTTATGCCGCAGGGATCCGTCCTCGTCGGGATTGGAGATAACCGCTCCGGAAGCATCCGCAGAGGAAAGGAACCATTTACGGGCAATATTGGAAAACCAGCCTGTCGCCATGCGTCCCGGGCCATGCGTAGGAAGAGAATTGTTGATCCAGTGTTCCCGTCCTTTGCCGTCGTACCAGGACGCCAGATAGTCCCGCAGGTATTCGCCGCTTTCCCGGTTCGCAGCTTCCAGCGTTTCCGGGGCGACAATCTTCACGGCTTCGTTCAGCGCGGCATCAAAGCCGCTCATGTCAATTTCAATGTTCATGGCCCGTCATCCTTCCCTGTTGGCCTTTTTGGATTCGCGCATGGAGTTCCAGCCGGCTTCCAGCGCGGCATGCTGGACCTTGACCAGCCGCTCTTCCAGCTTGGAGGTATCTATTTTGTCCCACAGGGACGGCACCTGCCTACGGGCGGACCGGATGACTGTTTCCAGGTCTTCCCCGGCTTCTACGGCGGCAATCAGGTCTTCCATGAATCCGGCAACACCGGAGGTCAGTTCATGGGCCGCCTGGTCCGTCTGGCGCCCGATACGGGCCGCAATCCGGTTGACCTCGTCAATGTGCTTCAGCGTTTTTTTTTACGCGCCGCATGAACCAGGGATTCCCGGTCCAGGTCATCCACTTCTCCCGTTTCCGGCCCGAATCCCCCAAAAGATGGCGGCTGGTAGAGTTTCGCCCCTTCTTCAGGCATGGGGATATCAAGCCAGTCGTAAACCTGTTCTTCAGCGACGGGAACAATTCTGGTTGCCCTTTCCACCCACCCCAGTTTTGCTTCACTCATACCGGAGGACGGATCCTTAAAAGAGATGAAGGGCAGATGTTCCGGGCATCTTCCCAGGTTAAGTTCCAGAATGGCCGGGACAAGCTGCTGGTTGAGGACGCCGGCAACGTATTTCCCGCGGGCAAGGACAACCTGGTTTTCCGTGTTTTCATGGACCTCACCCAACGCACGGTTGCCGCCTGTGCTGGAAACGGAACTGGTGAGGGTTTGGCCCAAAATCAGAATGTCGCATGCCTTGTTGGCCTCTTCGAGCATGTTCAGGTGCGGAAGCTGGTTGCCTCCTTTTACGGCGTCATGAAATTGCACGTCTGCATCCGGGTCCGTTACAAGGATGCCCGTTTGTCCGAATTTCACCATCTGGTCAAATAGCTTCTTCTGCGCCAGGGTTCCCGATGCTTTTCCATGACGCAGAGGAGATCCAAATATCTGGCAGAATTCCATGAACCAGGACAAGCCGAATTTGGCTGCGCCGAACCAACCGACCAGGGCCAGAAGGTTGGCGCCGTAGATAGGATGGTCAAGCCCGTCACAGTTGAGGGAGGCAATGAATTTGTTGGGAGGGAATTCCATTTCGGGACCGCACCCTACTCCGTCCGGACATAGTACAAGACGGTCGATTTGAGCCGGGTAGCTGGACCATTTGTAAAATGTGGAAGGAATGGGACAATAGGCGCGAGGCGCCCGGATATGGCCAGGGTTCCACATGATTTCCAGCACACCCACTCCGCGTTCCGGAGCTTCCGCCAAGGCCCCAATCAATCCGTTCAGATCCAGTTCCCATTTTCCCTGTTCAATCCGGCAGCAATACAGGGCGGATTCCACCAAATCCGCATGCCGGCTGGCCGTTGGTGTCGGCTTTTTGCCTTTCTCGGCCCAGGGGGACACGGTAATTTCCAATGCCTGAACCTTTTCGCGGAGCTTCCGCAGGTTTCCCCGCAGCCGGGGCCATTCGATTTTCATCGAGCGAAACACGCGTTCCAAGTCGAGCATATTGCCCGTCTGGATGCTCTCGCGGGCATTTTTCAGCACCCTGGGCGTGATGCTGGTGTAAAAACCAAGATATCCTCTTTCCTGAGGGGAACGATCCTCGAAAATCTCAATGTCGGCAGTCTTGTTTTTCCTGGCGGCCTTTTGGCTGCGGGGTTTCTTGCTCATAGGGGGAGTGATGTAAAAATTAAACGAGCTCCTGCGCCACGCTGAACGCATCGCCGCAGCGGTTCAGCCAGCCCTTGCCGAACACGGGGAACTGTTTGCAAGAATGGTAAAATGATTTGCGCCGTTCGTTCAGAGTGGAGAGAAATTCGGACTCTCCCGTTTGGGCGAGAACGGTTTGCAACATCTGCCGGGTTTGTTTTCCCGGGATGCCGTCCACCACAAGCCCGGCGCCGTGGACATTCAGCGCGCGCTGCAAAATCTTCCCGGTATTCCTGCTCCCGGAATTGAAAAAATGGTCCCGCAACATAAACTCCGTGGCCGGAAAAGCGTCGGAACCCAGCCAGGAACGCACGGCGGCGGTATTATCCAGGACGTACTGGATAATACCTTCCCAGGCCTCTTCACGCCTTCCGGCATCCAGCAGGGCCTTCAATCTGTTAAACACGTCCGGTTCAATGCCGTCGCAAATGCCGCAAATCTCCCACTTGCCGCCCTTGTCGGCGGCGGGAAGGCGGGAAACGCGCAGGGAATCCGGCCCGGTAACGCGGCTGTCTTCAAACCGGAGGATAGCCGCGGCCATCTTTCTTTCTGTAGTGTTCATAGTTATAAGTTATTTCGGTTAGAAGTGGTTAGAACTGTATCCAAAATGGAAACAGTTTAATCGACAATCTCCCACTCCTCAGAAAACAATTCGATGAACGTTTCCTTCCACGGCACCCGCCCGAAAGGGGATTCCATATACAGGTAGGGAGCATTCATCTTGCTGTGCTCGTCCGGGAACTGAGCGCGGATCACAACATCCGGGGCCCACCCCTCCAGTCTAGCTCCCTTACCACTTTTCAAAGCGTGGAGAGCATCTGAAAAAGAGCGTCCTTGATTGGGGTTTCTTTCAAAAATGTTTGTGTGTTTTTCAGATAGAGCAATAGTATCAGGAGCATTAGCGAGCCAGGAAATAAGCTCTTTGATGTGTTCTCCAGAATCGAATAAAAAGCTTACATGATATTTGTGAAACATATTATTTATGAGTTTGTTGTTCGAGGTTGGAAAGACGGAGGTCTATTGTCCTCAAGACCTCCGTCTGAATAGCGTAGTTTTTGGTCTGCTCTGCCAGAAAGCTCTTGAAATCGTTGTAAATAAGTGCCATGCCGACAAACCCACTCATGAGAACGACAATCAGTAGCGTCAAGATACCGTTCTTGCCGTCCAAAACTGCGCGGACAGTATTGACCACACGCAGAACCCAATCTATCGGCTGGCACATGATCTTACTTTTTCAGGGATTGCACGACGGGCGGAACGTCCGTTTCCGGCTGGGCCTGGGAATAGGAAATATGCCCCTGCTCAATGACGAGGCAGGAGCCGTCCTTGCATACCTCCGTGCGGCCCGGCGTCACGTCCACGGAATGGCCGCAGCCGGAGAGGGACATTCCCAGGCCGCCAAGGACAGCACCGACAATGCCCACCCCGGCCAAGTAGAGCCACTTCCGCAAGCCGGTGGAGGTCTTGGCCTGCCCGGAGAGGTAGTTTTTAACATCTTCCATAGCATGCTTGCCGATGATGGGGAGGGCCTGTTCTGCTACGTTCAGCCAGCCGGCTTTATCGTCGTCCGGCAGGTCGGCGTATTTCACCATCGGCTGGTGCTTGTAGCGGTCCTTGCCGTCGGCATAGGCGTTATACATATCCTCGGCAATTTCCAAGGCGTGATTGCATTTATTACTAGTAGTCATATGATTATGGTTGTTATTGATTGGGGGTAGTGAAGTGTTTGAAAAAGTCCACGGCGGCGGGGGCGGTAATGATGAACTCCGGGTAATCGCGGTCCGTAAAAATCCTGCGCCCCCCGTGGGGATTAACGGCCTCCACGGCCAGATACACCGCCTCCACTCCCACAATGGGGTCATCCTCATTGGCAGGATCCGGGTAATACCAATCCTGTGTTGCCCACACCTGGACGGCCTGCCAATCCTCACCCAATCCCACCAGCGCAGCAACTACGGCGGCCATGGCCGGGGTCTGCTCCTCTGGTACATCATTCTGTTGATAGCGGTCTATGCGGGTGTACCCTTCCTCGTCCGGGTAAATGGCCGTCAGGGTGAATTCCTGCCAGTTACCAGGCTGCGGAAACTGAATCTGTATCTCTGCGTTATTCATGATTAGAGAGGTATGTTAATATCTTCAAAATCAGCGGTTTCCTCGGTTTCAATGGCATTGACGGCCATTGCTTCCAATGCGGCGTACATTGGATTGATCAATCCATTGGCATAAAGGTAGCGATTGCCTGCTCCCGTGCGAACCGAGGATGTCCAGGAATTGGGATTTTCTACATCCGCCACCAACGTGCTGAACCCCATGCCGTCTTCGAATCCTGAAACACCTCTGAGGGCGGCTATTTTGAACAAGGTGTTTGTCTGACCTCCCCCCAGCTCAATATAAAGTGACGCTTTCCCCTCGTATGACGACATGCTTGAAAGCCCCTCCTGCATGAAAATGAGCCTGTTGAGGCAGGCGGGAAATGGGTGGTTTTGAGTTGCGGGAATAAAACTTTCCGTAGTTTTCACCTGCCATGAACCACCGGAAGAGACGTAATAAATCTCCCGCACTCTAAGCACGTAACCTCCCCGGACAGAATCACGAACCGCTGTGGTTGTGATGTCGATAATCTCTCCGTAATTGACGGCCAGATTATTGCCCGGAATCATGGAAAATGAATCCATCGTCAGGCCGCCTCTTACCGTTTTTGATCCACGGCCTAATCCAAAGGTAAATTTGGACGCTGTTGAACCGGACAGCGGTATCGAAAATCCCGCGAAAGAACTGTAATTATGCTGACCCTGCGGCCCTTCAAAGGTAAACGTGGTCGTACTGTGTGCAGGAGAACCGGAAGCTGCCGACGTTGAACTGGTTGCATAAAGTCCGGCATATTGAACAGAGGTGCTGCCGCTTCCCACTACGGGCATGGAGCTGGTTTTAAGATATAGAGGCTGAATCAACGCCTGCACGGCTCCTGCCAGCCCCATAGCCAAAAAACGATTAACCGCCGCCGTGTCCGTTGGCGCCCCCACGGCAAGCGGAATATTGATGCCTCCGTTGGCGTTGACGGCCCCCGCCGCCGTCAGACCTCCGGCCAGCGTCATGTTGCCGGATGCGTCCACCTGCGGCATGGCCGCCAGAGCATTAGCCGCCGCTGTTGCAGAGTTGGCCGCATTGGTGGCGGAGGTTGCGGCATTATTGGCAGCCGTGGACGCGGCAGCGGCGGACTGGCCAGCCGTCCGCGCCGCAGCCTCGGCGGTCGCGGAAGATTGGCGCACATCCCGCCCCAGGCTGTCCAGTTGTCGCGCGGTAGCCAGCTCCATTCCTCCCAGGGTGATGCCGTCGTCATAGTCCACCACCACGGTCATCAGCGGGGCCATCGTGCCATTCACCGTGGGCGGGTTGGCCACCTCCGTCACCAGACCGCGCCCAGGGACGGAAGGGGTCAGGACAGCGTGCATGCCCAGCGCGTAGGGTGTCATCTCCGTCCCCTCGCACACCTGGATGATGATTTTGTCTCCGCGCTGCAATATAACGCCCGGCGTAAATACCCACGTGGCCGTCTGGCCGCTGGACAGGTTGGACACATAGGCGGAGGTGCCAATCAGGCTGTAAGCTCCGTCCGTCAGCCGCCAAATCCGCAGGCAATACTGATTCAGGGCGGGGTCGGTGAAAAAATACACGGTTGAAATACTCGTCAGGCGGCAGCTGTCGGGCAAATGCCCGGCCAGTATCTCGTCTCCCCACGTCATCGCGTAGCCTCCGACGATGGTCCAGGTGTCGGCGACGTTTCCGCTGGATAAGGTGGATTGCCCGGTTGCCGCTTCCAATTCCACGCCCGCCTCCTTGAGCGCATCCGGCAATTTATTCGTTACAGCCTCATTGACCAATTCCCCGCTTTCCACCTGGCCTTCCAGCGTTTCCACAAGCCGCTTTGCTTCATCCCGGGCCGCTTCGGCCTGTCGTACAAGTTCCTCGACCACAATGGATGGGTTTTCCACAATGGTCACGGAGCCGTCTTCCGTTTCGGAGATGGAGACATCAAGAGCTCCGGACACAGCCGCGGCCTTTTCCGAGCCATCCGGAGGCGTAATACGAGGCGCGACATGCACGGCTCCCTTCAACAAGGGGTATTCTTTGCCCGATGCGTCGGTCAGAAAAATATCATAAGCGCCGCATCCGGCGGCCAGCCTCGGCCATGTCACCAATGCCGCACTCGCCCCCGTAACGGCACAGTCCAACATGATCACCCCATCCTGTACTACCGCTCCGCGTAGCGTCATGCCGCTGATGTCCATATCCTCACCGGATGGAGAAATAAAATGCAGCGCAAGAGACTGCGGCAGGGATTCCGTGGCGTGTATGTTGTAGTTGGCGGCTTGCCTCATGAAAATATGATGCGGCAATCCTCAAATCCGTAAATAACCGGGACTGGATATGAGTTTCAAATTTCGCAAGAGACAGGACCTTCCGCCCAAGAGTCATAATACCACCCTTCCGTGTCCGGAGGCGTGTACACATCCGTTTCCTCCGTCCAAATGCCACGGGAGGAACGGCCGGCCCAAATAGCCATGAAAATCACATCGGCCCGGTCCGGGGAATGCAAGCCCTTTCCCCGCATGTCTTCTTTGGACATGACGCGGAGGCGGCCCTTCTGATCCCATTCCATCTGGCGTGTAGTCATCTGGCGGAATGTGACCGGGTCGAGTTCATCAATGCGGATCTTTCCGTTGACGATGTCGCGAGCCCCCAGTATCCACGCTTCGGAAATGGTGTTCAGATAATGTTCCGGGTCTTCCCCGGGCAATCCTCCTCGGAACTCTTTGATACGGTAGCCGTCCCCGCCGCTTTCAACCGGTTCGGCCATTTGCTGGACGATAGGCAGTCCCAGGCCGTCCGAGTCTCCCCACGCATTATGTGCTTCAATGCCGAGTTCCTTGAGGCGGTTTGCCATCCGGCGCCGGGCCTGTACCGTGCTGGATTGTCTAAACGCCTGGTCCAGTCTGACAAGGTTTCCTTCTCGTACAGCAATGGCATTTTCATCTCGACCGGCGGCAAAATCTAAAGCGGCCCATTGTCCGCCCGGTCTGAACGCCGGAGGATGGTCTATCGCATGCCGCAGTTGTTCCGGAGTAATGACAAGCATGTCTTCCCCTTCCGTCCATTCCGCAAGATGCATGGAACGGTAGAGGGGATGGGATTCCCCGTAGGTTTCCAGGTCTTCCGCACGTTTTTCCGGACGGATGTGGGGACACATGTATGACGTGACCTTGGTTCGCCTCCAGTTTTTGGCCTCGTCGTGAAAGCAGCGGTAATGCTTCCCCATAGCGGAACCGGGGGAAGAAAGATACAGGTACCGGGTGGCGGTGCATCGGTCCGCCGCCTCAAAAATACCGTCCTGAACGCCTTTCGCTTCATCCACGATATAAAGGACAGGCGTTGCCGCCGTCGCGTGATACCCTTCCGCCTTCTGTTCATCATTGGTAGAAAATATAGAGGTAAAGCCTCCTTCCGGAGTCAAAATTTCCATCTGGTTCCATTTCCAACCCCGGAATGCCGGATGAGACTGGTAAGCACGGATTGCGGGCCAGAGCTGGGTTTTTAACTGCCGCCAGGAACCGGACGTAAGAACAACACGTCCGCGTGGAAAGCAATACAGCCACCACAGTACAACAGGACCTACCAGGGAAACAGTTTTGCCTGAACCGTTAGCCGCTACAACGGCCGTGCGCCGGTAATCGTTAATGTCCTCATAGGTGTTGATCTGCCAGTCGTAGGGGTCCAGCCCCAGCACGGCAACGGCGAATTCAGCCAGCCGTAAACGGCACCGGGATACTATGTCATCACACCGTTCCGCCATTCTCTTCTTCCGCCCTCTTTCTGCGGATGGATTCAATTCTGTCCATGACGGAAGCTATTCTGTCTTCGTCGCATTCCGTGATCATCTCCACAGGCCCCCCATTGGCCCCGGTGAGTTCCACTGCCTGCCGTTCCCCGTAACGGGCATTTCTCTTCCCGGCCAGCCATTTACGGTATTCGGCCCTATTTTTGTCCATCTGCGCACAATCGGGGCTGCTTCCGTCAAGTATTTCCAGGCCCTTTTCCACCAAGGCATCCGCCGACATCTCGCACGCGCGCGCGTAGTTGTGTAAAAAGTCGTCATGCTCATTCATCCAGTTATAAACTGTCTTACGTTCCGGCATGTGCTCATCCCGTACAATCTGCATCAACATTTCCCCTTCGGCAATGCGTCTGCATATTTCATCCGCCAGGGCGTCCGTATATTTGGTCGGGCGTCCTGTTCTCTTCGGTGGAATGGTGGATTTTTTCTTCATTCTAAAAAGATTTTTCCTCTCATTTCCGGATGTTTTCGGAAATACAATTC